ATAGTATATCTAGTAAACAATATTTTATGACCTCTTTCATAAGTAAGCAGCAATAGAAATACATTTACTGCAAATGATTTACCGCTACCACGACCACCAGTTACTAAAAAATATCTTGATTGATTTCCAAATGCTTGGTACTTACTATTCAGCTTCGGTGGTTTCATCTATATCTATTGTTTTTTCTTTACTGCCTTCAAAGAAATTCATTATGGATATATCTACCTTTTCTGCATTTCCACCTAGATCTACATAATCTTTTGGCTTCCCATAAACATACTCTACAATCATCTTACGGTCAAACTGTGACTCTCTTGCATTCTCAGCTATAAGTTTCCAAAACTCTTGTTCAGACCCGTAGACCTGTCTTATAGCGTCTGTGGCTAATAGTTTTGACCTATTGCGTTTAGCGACATTCATTTTACTAGAAGTCGCCAGAGAACGCCTTAAAATGGCGTCTCCTGGCTTCTGACCATTATTCTTCCTACCATCTGTAGATTTCATATACTTTCTTACTGTTTTCTTTCTAGGCATTTAGTTTTGTATATATGTTCGTATGTTTGCCAGATCTTGTCACTCCAATTAGTTTTTGTATATATCTTTTCGCTTTCAGCTTTTACGCCTTTGTACTCTAATATTATTATAAAATTTTTGCCTACTGGCTTTGGGTATAATTTATAACCATTATTTATACACCAAGACACTGCATCTAAATTATATTTAGTCACTATCTTTTTTTTCTCAACACTCTTCGTAGATTTCTTTATCCTCTTCAACACCTTGATTTATAACAGAAGTCATAATAACAATTCTATCGAAAACAAAATCTATGCTTTCTTTAGGTATGTCTTTTACAAGCTCTATAAGTTTGTTACTTTTATAAGAGGATAATTCTGATTTTAATCTAACGTTTTCTTCAAGAAGTTTTTCTCTGCTAACGGTAGTATTTTTTAACGCTTCTTTATGTATCTTACTAAAGTTCTTGCAAAGGTTTGCAAGACTTTGATTTATCTTGATAACTACTGGTGCTATTTTTTTTACAGAGTGTAGTACAGATGAATGGTGTAGACCTAATGATTCGCCTATTGTTTGTGTGCTGAGATTTGTGTGTTTTCTACAAAGATAAAAGTATATAGCTCTGGTATCTACTATATTTCTTTTTCTTGTGTTTTCTGAGATGTCTAGGTCTGTGTAGTTCTCTACAAAATCTCTTATTTGTTTTAACTTCATAATTATATTTTACACAAACTTATAAAAAATTTTGCGTATTTAATAGCTAAATAAATTCCTTGACACTCTTCATACATTTCTAGTTCCTCAAAAAACTTTAATCCAGCTTCACACTCTTTTATAGTAGAGCCTTCTGTCAGATCCTCCACTGTATAATCAAAATACAGTTTTGTCAATGGATGACTAAATTCCAAAGTATTTGACATAGTTCTTAACTGCTGTTTCAAGTTTTCGTTTTCCAGACCTAAGAAAATCATCTGATGCTTCATCTGTTATTACCTTCTTTCTTCTTTTATCTATTACAACAAATTCAAATTTATCTTTATTAAATAGTTTCATATAAAGATAAGCTTGTATATCATAACCATAAAAATATTTATTATATTCCCAATTATCTATATCTGCTGTTGTTTTAATATCAACAACTCTATCTTCACAAAGTAAATCAGCTTTACCTCTAAAAGGTAATCCAAAAATATAGTTTATGTTTGGAACTTCTGGCTTGCCATTTGATATAAGTTCATTTGCCCTACTATGTTTAAGGATGTGCATTTTTAAATCTTCTGCCCATAATTTTTCTTTTACAGTCATTACTTCTTTTTTACTTACCCTTTTGAGTTGCTTAAAGTCTGCGCTTCTTCTACTAGGGACGTCAATAAAATCATAGTAGTCTTTCATTTTATCAGCTTCTAATATAGTAACGTGAAATAACCTACCGTCTCTAAGTGGTTTTATATCAGGACTAAATTTATTATCTTCAAACAAATAGTCCTCTACACTTTCACATAATTTTTTACAAGAAGATGAAGACAAAGTATTTACACCTAGATAACCATAATAAAAAACATTATCGTACATCTTCTCTATTATTTCTTTTACATTCCAAACAGATCCATCAAGCAAAGTTATAGTCTTCATAATAATTTTTTTGCTTTATCTATGTGTATATAAGCCACAACCTTGTCTACTTTAGTTGTATTATTAAATTGTGTGGTCGCTGGATTTTTACAATTCAGCTCCCACTGAGGCTCAGATAAAAATAAATTGTAACAGTATATTCCTTTTGGAGTGCTACATATATAAAGAGGAGTTTCATTAGCGCCAAAACATTCTGACACTAAATGATCATACTTGTTTTTTTCTATAAGTAAGGTTTCGTAATGTCTCTTCCTACACTTAAGTTCAATTTTATATCCCCAAATTTCTGAATAACAATCCCAATTTGAAAACTTATCTTTAGATTTAACTAAGTCAGGAAAATGATATAATCTCAAATAATTAAACAAATCTGTTTCATTATGAATAGTTTTCATACAATATTTTTAGTGGATTATATATGTTTGATACGAAACAAGAACTACAACCAGTTGGTCTTTGCTTTGCATTGAAGACTCTATTATAAATGTTTATCAGCCTAGATACTTTATCTGCAGACAAAACACTACCTTTTGTGTTGAATACAGAATCTAAATAATTGTATTCTATCTCGGTAAAACATTCTGGTTGTTTATATTTAAAAATCTTGTTAAGTTTTTCTTTTCTTTCATCACAACCACAGTCTTCACCAAAAGCCCACTTGACAACTTTCTTTATGCCAGTAGCTTCCGTTATTTTTTCTATATCGTCACCAAGTCCTTTAGACTTGTTTTGATTTTCAGCATCAAAATTTTTCTTCCATTCTTTGTATGCTTTTGTTCTTTTATCTTTTGGTTCTTTCATATTATTTTATTTTATCATAATCTTTGTTAAATAAGTCAGCTATATCTTCACCATACTTATCTTTTATTATTTCTTTATAATTTTTACAAGAATTATAAATACTTGTCAAAGATATACTCGTTTCTTTAGCAATCTTTCTTAAACTCTTATCTGTATAATAATATAATCTAAAAAGCTTTTCATCGTACCAATGCCAAGTTTTAATTTCTTTTTCTATTTTATTTATAATTTTTTGATGTGCTTGTTCGTATTCTATGATGTTGTGCTCATCTTCAATCGTGCTTACAAAGCTTGATGAATAATTGTTTTCATCATTAGATTCATCGAAACAATCGTATTCTTTATATTCAAAACGTTTCTTTTTCTTGAGTTTATTTTTGTGTTGATAATATATATTTTTTATTGTAACATATATATATAAAGAATTGATTTTACCGTTTACCTTTATTTTATCTACATCTTTTATATATTTTAATATTCTAAAATACATAAGTTGTACAAGGTCGTTTGCTAAATGTTCGTCTTTACAAATAGAGAGAGCTATCCTATGCCACTCCTTATTCCGTTTAGACAATTCATTTAGTATCATTTTCTATTTCTTTTTGCAAATTAGCTAAAGCTCTCCAGGCAACTTTAGCTGAATGTCGAATACCATCACTGTCAAATGTACCAGCATCTAATAAATGTCTTGACAAAGCATCAAGCTCATCACCAGATTTTGATCTGTCCCAATGAAGTTTTTTGTTTGGATTATGTTGTTGATTACCTCGGTAGCTACATTTTGCCACCTCTATTATAGCGTCTGGAAAATATTTCAAAACACCTGAATACACTGGTATTTCTTTTCGCTTCATTCTGTTAATATACTAATTTTATTTTAATTTCATATTTATCACCGTAGTACTTGCGTAAATCTTTGACATAACAGATGCTCATATCGTTTTCAAATACAATACCTTCCAAAGCGTCCATAAACGCTTTGTTAATATTATCAAGTAAATCAGGCGTTGCTATTCTATACGTAAATTTACTTTTCTGTGCTTTAGTCCATCTTGCTGGATATTTGTATATGTAATGTAAATAATCTACATATATTGGCGTACTATGTTTAATGATCTTAAAGTCTTTTGGTAGTTGTGATAATGTTTGTTTTGCTATTTCATTTTTATATAGCTTTACACTTTTTGGCGTATATGAATAACCTTTCTTTGTAAGTCTTACAGATTGATGTGCTTTCGGTCTTATTATATAATTAAGTTTTATTTCCATTTTTGATGTTTAAGAGTGAGTCAATTTTGTCTATAATTCTTGGGTAACCATCTTTGCATACTTCAAAACTAAAATCTTCAAAAGGTATGCTTCTACTTCTTTTACAATGTACTTGTACAATATTCTCATCATCTTCATTTAGTTGTAATTTTATTTGTGTTTCAGTTTTTTTTTCTAGTGATGATCCTAAATGACCAGTAGGTTTTTCTGAATTATAATTACTATGTATTACACAAACAATATGTATATTATATTTTTCAGTCCAGTACATTATCTTTTGAACTAGGTCGTTTGATTCTTTTATATCATTTACATCCGAAACCAAATCCGCAACACCATCAATTATCATTACACCTGTCTTGTCATAGTTTTTTTCTAAGTATAATTCTATAAACAAGTTCCTGTCCTTAATACTTAAAGTTCTAAGACCGTAGGTGTCGTAATAAGAATTATCTGTGTCTGACATTTTAAGTACTCTTTGAAATACTTTTTGTGCGTGAAACTTACCTTGCTCTGTGTCAAAATGTACTAGGTTCAATTCTCCTCTATGACCAAGCAAGTCTCCCGTAAACTTAGTTTGTCCTGTTAAATAACAAGAACAAAGCATTGACACTAAAAAGGTTTTTTTGGATTTTGGAGCCGCTTGTATAAAAGAAAAATTACCATAAGTGCCAAGAGGAACAGGATAAAAATTTTCACCACTTTTATAATAGCCATAAGATATAGCAACTGGAGGGTACTCAACTCTTTCATTGGGATCAATGTATACTTTTTTTGTTAGGTTGTTAAATTTGTCTTGTAGATTCATATAGATAAAAAAAAAGGGCGGACATTTCTGCCCACCCTTAAAACAAAACAACTCACTAAAAATCTACCATTTCAGTCTGAGATGACTGCTTTCCAGTAGATATATTACCATCAGTCCAAACGATTTTACCGTTGCCTAAATACTCTTTAGGTTTTTTGTTTTCTCTTTCTTCTTTGGATCTGTTATAAAATACTGATATATTTTGACCATATTGATTTAACTCATCTTGTATAGATAAATCAAGGTTTAAATATCTTCCATCTTTTAATTTAGATTTGTCTATTTTTTTTACGTCTAGTGATATATTTGCAATAGTTGCCATAAGTTAAGAATTAATTAATTGAGACATAGCTGCGTCAGATACAGTGTATTTATCATAAACATTATCTACGCTTCCTCCAGAACTTAAATACTGTTTTACTTTATTAAAGTTTGGATGTTTAGGTGTAAGCATCTCTTTTTTTACTTGAGTCTTACCGTGATCGTTTGTGGCATCAGCGTCTTTAGTATCGTCAATCAAGAACAAACCATTTAAGGCATACTTTCTTGCATAACTAGATGATGCACCATAAGTTTGTGCAACATCCATACCTTTTTTGTTGGTATCAATACCAGCTTGAGCTGTAACACTTATCGATTCTTCACCATCTGTAATTGTAGCGTTTGCTTCACAATACAGTGGATCATTGTTAATCTTGTCTGTAAGAGTCAATACCAAACCTTCTGCGTTTAATAATGGCTTTACAGATTCTAAGATGTCTTCACAAGATCTATAATTGTAATTACCGAACTTGTTTTTTTGATTTTTGGGTGCTTTAAGTTTTGTTTGAATAGCAACCAATTTAGTAAATAGTGATTTCATAAAGGCGAATATAATAAAAAAATTTAATTAACAAACTATTAAGACTTATTTTCTATATAATACGCTATCCTCACTAAACATCCCTTTAACTCGTTTATTTCATCATCAGAGAAACACCAAGCTTTATCTAGTGATTTAGCTACCTTTATATAATCATCCATATATTGTTGATTATTTATTTCCATAATCAAATATATAATTTTTTTATTACAACGCTTTTAAGGCGTTGTAATATAATATATTATATTATATATATAATATAATTTATTTACTTATTATATAATATATTATATAGGCTTTCTGTAGAATTTTTTATTTACAACTCTATAATGCCATATTGAGTCTGGCTTTAGATCATCATTATCTACATAAATTCTATCGTCAGCAAAACCTATTCTAGTAAAACCAACTTCCAATAAGGCTGTGATTATTCTGTATCTTTTGTAATTATGTTGGCAAAATATTTCACAAGCTCTGCCTATTAAATGTGAAGAATTATTTAGTTCGTTTTTTCTTGCTTGTCCGTCTGGTGATACATAACCCTTTACTATTTTAAATTTTATTTTACACAGATGTCTAGCTTCATCTAACATCATTAAAAACTCTCTGTCCATATATTTGTAGCCAGTTTCATTATACCTTGAATAAGGGCAATCAAACTCTTGATATGTAAAATATCTAAGTAAAATAACTAACGTTTT